ACTTGGAGGAAAGTGTACGGGCGTTGGCAGATACATGGAAGACCAAATGGGTAGAGGCGTATGGAGACAGTGCCGAGGTAATGAAACTTTTTGTGAAGAAACATCGGACTCAGCTTGAGCTTATAAAAAATAATTTAGATAGACTTGGAGATGCAGAAAGTATAATTCTTGTAGAGAACTTTATTAGATTGTTAGATACAAAGTTAACTGCACAGCAGAAAGCAGCTAAGAAGGCGTTATCTCTTCATGAAGCTTTGGCGAATGATTTTATACGGATTGATACTACTATGGAGCAGATGAGGAATGAATTACGGGGAGAGGAATATAATAATATTATTGAGCAGACTAAGAAGCTGATTACATTAGAAAGGAAGAAACTAGCTAAGTGGGTGGGACTTGAGCTAAAAGCAGGGAGTGATATGATTGTAGTTTGGGAAGAGTACACAGCAAAGAAATTAAAGTTAGATAAATTATTAGCGTTATCTGAGGCAGTTGGTCGTAGACGTAAGTTTGAAGCACAGCTTACTGAAAATCAGCGAATTCTCCAAATGGATTATGAATTTACGTGGCAACGTATTGCGGCAGCCGAAGAGATGTACAGTCTAATGGAAGGACAGATTCGAGAACTGACTGATGTTTCTGAGGAGGAAATGAGAGGTCTTCTTACAGTTCTAGCAGCGTTCAAGGCATATATAGATAAACTCAAAGGATTGGAAACTTCCTGGACTCCTTGGATTGAGAGTTTGGATTATGTTCGAAAGCTACTTCGTGCTGTGGTAGCTCAGTTAAAGGATTTTGCAGATGTAATGGGGATTACTGATGGAGCTTTGTTTAGAGTTATTAATACGTTAGATGTTGTATATAAGGGACTTGGTGCGATAAAGGCTGGTATGCAGATGGTGGAATATGCGGCTAGTGAGGCGATAGCAGGTATAGCAGCAACCTTTATGAAATTGATGGGCTGGATTGCCATCATTCTTGCTGCCGTTACTATGGTTATTAGTCTTTTTAAGGCTTTGTTTGGTCGGAACCAGCAGACTGAGGCAGAGAGGATGGAAGAGCGGATTAGGGGAGTTCAGAAAGCACTTAAATATCTTGGAGATATTTCAGATAGTGTGGCTGAAGAGTTTATGGAGCTTGTAGCTCAGGTGGGGAGGACGTGGGCTTTGTTGAAGCTGTTGCCTGCTATTATGCAGGAAGGTGGAGTAACTACTAAGAACTTTGCAGAATATATGGAAGTTCTTCTGGATGTTCTTGAGAAGATAAGGGAGAGTCAAGCTATTCCTGAATTGGAGAGGGGGGTAGAGCGAGTCCGTCGAGAAGTTGATAGAGGAAGGAGGGCTCAGAGGGATTATAGGGATGAGTGGCGGGATACTTATAGGGATATCACAGATGAGTATAGTCCTGAAGATATAGAGTTGTTGATTGTGGATTTGGGCATAGCTTTTCAGGATTTAATTGAACATGCAAAGAGATTAGGGCTTGAAGGTAGTGCGGCATTAGTCTTGTTTATTCAAGAGGTTCGAGAGCTGGGTTTGCAAGTTCAAGAAGTAGATGAATATGTTTTTGGCTGGTTGACAAGAGCTTCAGAGGGGTTGACTGCTATGATAGAAGCTTCCAGGGGTACGGGAGAGGAACTGAGCAGGTTGGGAGACTTAACTTTGGCTGTGTTTAATAGTTTAATTGCTCAGGGTATGAGTTGGATTGATGCTTTAATCTTGATGGAGGAACCTCTCCATGAATTAAGAAGGAGGTATCGAGATTTAGGAGATGAAAGTAATGTTGCTGTTGAGCAGTTGTTGAAGATTGCATTCGTGCGAGAGAAATATCAAGACCTTTTTGCTGCTATCTCAGGAACAAACGAGGTTCTAAATGCTCTGGGGAACACTGGTTTCTTAACTCAGGAGGCTTTGACTGCTGTAGCAGAGCAGGCAGGGACTTATTATGACCGATTGATTGCTGCGGGGCTGACAGCTCATGAAGCCCTTGCAGTTATGGCTCCTACACTTCAGCAATTGCAATGGTATGCTGACCAATATGGATTTAGTTTAGACGAAAATACTCAGTCTTTGATTGACCAAGCAACAGAGCTGGGGCTTGTTAAAGAGAAAGGGGAGGATATGGTTACAGTGTTGAAAGCAGGTTTCGATGATATGGTTACTGCTATCGGTGAGATGAGGGATGTTCTGGTTGATTTTATTGATGGTTTGGGGGATGCGGGTACTGCTACAGAGGATTTAACTAATAAAACTATTAGCCTTAAAGATACTTGGACGGGTGTTTTTGATGAGGTTGAACGTGTTGGTGTTGCTATGGCTGGGTTAGTTAGTATTGGAAACGGTACTTTTACGGGGGTAGGAAGTGCACAAGCTGGAATGGAAGATGTTGGTCGGACTCAGCTTATTCGGGTGCATCAAGGAGAGTCAATTATTCCTGAAGGTTTGGCAGATGCACTTCGTCAGTTTTATGGCGGTGTTGGTGGTGGTGTTGCTTCTTCTGCTGGTGGTGGGGGAGCTTTACGTGCTACTATTAATATTGATGGACGGGAAGTATACAGGGCTCTTGTTCCTTATATACGAGAAGGAGGGGAGAGCGGGGATTTTGAGGTTGCAGGGGAGGCGGTTCAGTAATGGGAAAACAAAGATTTTTATATGATAAAGTTGTACGGGCGGGTTCTGTGAGCCCTATTGTGCTTACGGATTACCATCCAGATTTCCCTGTTGAGAGAGTTCAGAGTCTGTGGAGAGACTATGTATATCGGTCTAAGTATGGGACAGGTTCTGGTTGGGGGTATTTTAAAATAACTTCTTCGAATCAGTGGATAGATTTTGATGAAGGGGGAGGAGAGTTGTCTGCTCAAATACCTGTTGAAGAATATGATGCAGATACTTTAGCTACAGCAATTGAAACTGCGATGGAGGGTGTGGGGGGTTATTCCTATACTATTACTTATCAGGAGAGTATAAATAAATTTACGATAGCTTCTCCTTCTGGGAATTTTGATTTGTTATGGCAGTCAGGAACTCATTCTGCAAGTAGTGTTGGAGATACTCTAGGGTTTGATACTTCGGCGAATGATACAGGAATATCTTCTTATACTGCGAATTTCATGAGGATTCATAGTGCTGTGGCTGTGGAAATTGAGTCTATTGGTAATTTAGCTGTGTCGACTAAAGCCTGTGTAGTTTATGGGTTGAATTTAACGAGCTCTCCTGAGTCTTTTAAGCTCCAACGGTATACTACCTCCTGGGTGAATGTTGTGGATTTTGAGTATGATTATGCGAATAAGAGAGCAATTTGTTTCTTTTCTGAGATTAGTGATGATAAATATCGCATTTATATAGAAGATAGAACAAATTCTGAGGGTTATATTCAAGTAGGTACAATTCTTTTGGGAGATTATGAAGAGATAAGTAGGGGGTATGAGTATGGTGCTACCAGCGATATGGATGATACGAGTGAACACATGTACTCCAAAAAGGGGTATATTACAGTAGCAGTCGGTTTTATGAAGAAGAGAAGAGCGGTGGTTTATGAAGTGCTTGCGGCGGATGAACAAAAGTTGGAAGATATATATAATCTGGTGGGGAAGGAGTTTCCATTTGTTTTTGTTGCAGATTCTGACCAGGCAAAGGAGACAATGGAATATGCTATTTTTAAAGACCGATTTTCGAGGAGGATTCAGGATAGTCAGTTTAAGAGGATTGCTTTAATTTGGGAGTATGAGATAAAATAAAATGAGTATAGATACTTGGGAGAAGCTGATTCAGCTTCCCAATGCGAATTTTCAAGCTCTTGTGGAGGTGAACCCTGCTTTACATTTTGAGACGGGTAGTGACTGGACATCAGAAGGAAGCAGTACTTACTCCCATGCGTGTGCAGAAACTTCTGTTAATACAGCTACTGATAATGGAAAGGAGTTGGTTAAGAAACTTTCTGTTGCTGAAGTTAAGGGTACAGCAGGGACTTGGTATTTTGATTTCTTTGCTCAAAAGGTTTATGTCCGTTGTTTTGATGATGATGATTTAAGTAATTCTTCTACTACTGTTACTCTTGTTGTTTTCTGTTGGAAGTTTTTTGATACTGCTGGTGGTACATTTAATGGGCATCCATATCGTCCAATTGTCCGTAAGGATAGTCTTCCAGTTCTTGATTTGGCAGTAGATGATATTGTAGAGGGTATTTATAAGTTTAACTTTGGCAGTTTCCGTATGAGCAACGATGGGTGGTGGGATAAGGCAGGAGAAGATTATATATGGACGAATCGGAGGGTTTTAATTAAATTAGGAGGAGAAGACCTTCCTTATAGTGAATATTGTCTCTATTTTGTGGGTAGAATTTCTGATTATTATGTGAGTGATGAAGAAATAATTTTCAGTGTGAAGGATATTCGAGTCGGGACATTTGCTCAGTTGCCTATTAATCATTACTGGAAGAGTACTTATCCAGATATGTATGATGAGGATGAAGGGAAAGCAATTCCTCTTTTTTATGGAGAAAAGACAAATATTATTCCTACCTGTATTGATTCGACTGCTGGTGGGGGAGGTAAGTGGAAGATAGCAGATAGTAGAAAGATAAAATCAATTGATGAGGTTCGGTGGAATGGTGAGGTAATAACTCCAACAGTAGATTATACTATCGATTTGAATAATGCTGAGTTTACTTTAAATATGTCATTTCATCCTGAGGAAGGAGATTATCTGGAAGTTGATGCGAAGGGGTTTGTAGCTAATGGTGATGTTTTATTAAAAAAGGGAGGAGAAATTGCTGAAGATATTCTGAAAACATATCTGGGTTTTATAGATGATGAACTGGATTTGGTTTCTTTTGATAATACAAATACTAAGAGAACTCAGCCTCTTGGTTTGTATCTGGATATAGATGAAAGTTCACGAGAGATTCTTCAAACAATTGGTCGGAGTATTGTGGCTTTCTTTGCTCCTACGGAAGATGGGAAGCTATCTTTTGAAGCATATGAGCCTTCAACTCCAGAAGGAACTTTGGAGTTAACTGATAGAGATTATAAACACTGGAAGGTTAAAAAAGATAATCGATTTATACGGAATAAGATAAAAGTATTTTATAACAAAGACCCGAAGACTCAGGATTTTAAAGTTGTTGAGCGTAATAATTATCCAGTTCTGTATAAGTATGGAGTGCGGGAGACTTTAACAATAAAGACTTATTTAGAAAATAAGCTGGATGCAGAGAATATTGCAGAAGGTGTTAGAGATATGTGCTCTAAGCCTATCACGATTGCTGATACTTCTTTTGGAGTTAAAGGGTTTGGGCTTTATCCTACACGAAAGGTGATTCTTAGCAGGAGTAGGGCTGTGGATACGTCAGGAGCTTGGGATAAGAGAACCTTTAGAATTAGGTCAGTTGTGAAGGATACATCGAAGGAGACAACAAGTATTGTTGCTTTGGATGATTTACAGTCTCTTGGAGAATCTCTTTGTCAGGTCTGTTATGGCTGTCAAGCCTGTAATGTTTGTCAGGTGGTGGTGGGTTGTCAGACCTGTGATGCCTGTGAGGTGTGCGTAGCCTGCGAAGTATGCTATACTGCTGAGCATTGTATTGCCTGCGACCTTTGTGACCTCTGTGAGCTGTGTGATGAGTGTGAGCAGCAGGTTTCCTGCGAGACCTGTGATGGCTGTCAGGTGTGCGTAGCCTGTGCCACGTGTAATACCCCTCAGGATTGTGATACCTGTGATGTCTGTGATGCTTGTCAGGTAGAGTATACATGTATATCCTGCGTGGCTTGCGAGAGCTGTGTGGTTTGTGAGATTTGTGTGGGTACTCAGGGGTGTCCTTCTTGTGATACCTGTGACCTCTGTGAGCTCTGCGTGGGTTGTCAGCAGCAGGTTTCCTGCGAGACCTGTGATGGCTGTCAGGTATGCGTAGCCTGTGCCACGTGTAATACCCCTCAGGATTGTACGACCTGTGATGTCTGTGATGAATGTGAGGCATGTAATACGTGTCAGGCACAGGTGAGCTGTCAATCCTGTGATTCCTGTCAAGTCTGTGTGGGATGCATGACCTGTGTAACTGCTGAGGATTGTGTATCCTGTGATGTCTGTGATTCCTGTCAAAGTTGCGTTGGATGCCAGGTTCAGGTGACTTGTCAGAGCTGTGATTCGTGCCAGAGCTGTGTAGGGTGTATGGTTTGTAATACAACGGAGGAATGTACGGTCTGTGATGTCTGTGATTCCTGTCAGGCTTGTGTCTCAGGAGTGTGTGGGAGCTGTGTTAATTGTCAATCCTGTAATACGGCAGAGGAATGTGTGGTCTGTGATGTTTGTGCTCTTTGTGAGGTTTGCGTTACTGGGGTGTAAAATAATATAAGGAGTAAGGATAAATAAATGGTATGTGAATCTTGTGAAACCTGTGTAAATTGCATGGTTTGTGATACTCAGGAGGGGTGTGCTATCTGTGATGTCTGTGATGAATGTCAGAACTGTGATGGATGTCAGACTGGGGTGAGCTGTGGTTCCTGTGAGACCTGTGAGCTTTGTGTGTTTTGCCAGAGTTGTAATACAACAGAAGACTGTACGGTTTGCGATTTCTGCGATGCTTGTGAGAACTGTGTTGGATGTCAGCAACAAGTTTCTTGTGCTAAGTGTGATATATGTGAAACCTGCGATACTTCTGAGGAAGGATGTCTTGTCTGTGATGTTTGTGTTGATTGTGAAAACTGTGTAGCCTGTATGGTGGGAGATGCTTGTGGTAGTTGCGTTTCCTGTCAGAGTTGTGTGGGATGTCAGATTTGTAATACAACAGAGGATTGTACGGTCTGCGATTTATGTGATTCCTGTGAGAGTTGTGTGACTTGTCAGCAACAGGTTTCCTGTGCAAAATGTGATACATGTGAGGTATGTGATGTGACCTGTCAGAGCTGTGTCACAACCGAGGATTGTACGGTCTGTGATGTCTGTGATTCCTGTCAGAATTGTGTTTCCTGTCAGAGCTATGATACTTGTGCAAAATGTGATTCATGTGAAACTTGTGTAAATTGTATGACTTGTAATACAGCAGAGGATTGTACGGTCTGTGATACCTGTGATTCATGTCAGAGCTGTGTCGGATGTCAGCAGCAGGTCAGTTGTGCCTCTTGTGATTCCTGCCAGACTTGTGTTGCAACTCAGCAGTGTTCTCCGTGCGATGTTTGTAATAACTGTCAGCAACAATTTTCCTGTGCTAAGTGTGTTGAGTGTGAATCTTGTTTTTCCTTTGAAGGGTAATTTTTAATATTTTTTAATAATATAGCTTGACGGAATTAGTAAGTTTGCCTGATAATCTTTTATTGGGTATAATAGTCTTAAAGATTTTGGAGGTTTCCAATGGAAATTAATGAAGAGACTAAAAAGAAACGAGCAGATTTATGTCAAAAGTGCTATACCTGTGAGCAAGGAGTGGATAAGAGTAAAAATATTGATGATTTAAAAGAAGAGAGAGCCAAAAAATGCAAACAGTGTTATTTTTGTGAGTCGGAAGTGGATAAGAGTATTTCTATTGATGATGAAATTGTAGTATCTCAACCTGTTGTAGTGGATAAAGCGAAGGAGTGCCAAAAGTGTTATACTTGCGAGAAAGGTGTGGAAAGCACAGTGACTTTTGAAGAAATGCAAAAAAGGAGAGCTAAAGCATGTCAGAAGTGTTATACCTGTGAGCAGGGGGTCTCTGCGGATATTACTGTTGATAATGGAGTGATTGAAGTTTCTCCAGAACCGCAGAAGGAGCTGACTTCAAAAGAGAAAGCAGATTATTGTCGGTCTTGTTATACTTGTGAGAAGATGGCGGATAAAAGTATAACTCTTAAACAGGCACAAGGAGATTGGGAGAATATCCCCATTACATATTTCCTATTTCCTACTAATGGTTGTAATTTAAGATGTACATACTGCTATGCCAATAATAAGCCAGGAAAGATGACCAAAGAAACTATGCATCAAGTGTTGAAGTGGTTGTTTGAAGTAGACCCTCATAAAAATATTACTTGTCATTTTTTTGGAGGAGAACCTACTGTGATGTGGGATATGTTAGTGGATATGGTAACAATTGGGACGATTATGGGGAGGGAGAATGGTAAGACAGTGAGTTGGGGTATGACTACGAATGGAACTCTGCTAGATGAGGATAGACTTCAGTGGATAGTTCAGAATATGAGAAAGGGGAATCCTTTCTTGTTGAGCATTGATGGTCGTCCTAAGACGCATGATAAATATAGAGTTCTTGCGGGGGGAAAGCCTACACATCATTTGATTCCTGTTGATAGAATTTTGGAGCTTTTTCCAAATCTTGAGTGTCGTCCGACGATTCAACCAGATACTGCTAAAGATTGGTTTGAGGATTTTTGTTATCTGAGAAATGAAGGATTTAAGCATATTGCTATTGAACCTAATTTTGAATGTGAGTGGACAGCTAAGCAGATGGACGATTATGAAGAGACATTAAGGAAGCTCGGTCAGTATTATATTTATGCTAAGAAGCTGGGTAAGCCGATTTATATGAAGTTTATTGATATGGTAGTTGGTAGTATAAACAGAACTTCTCCTCCTGTGGGGCGAGTGTGCGGTGTGGCTTGGAATTCGGTAGGTATTGACCATAGAGGGAAGCTTTATGCTTGTCAGAGGTATACGAGTTATAATGACCCTGCTAAGTATGCTATAGGAGATGTGTGGAATGGTTGGGATGAGTTTAAACTTTTTGAGACACAGCTTCTTTTTCGAGAGAATGTTAATGGAGATGTTGCTCATGGTTATAATTGTAACACTTGTAGTATCAGGAATTTCTGTTATAAAGGTTGTAACGCTGCAAGTTGTAAATGGAATGAGACCAGGGAGGTAACTTTACCTACGTATTGTGAGCTTACGAAGCGGGAGGTTCGTGTAGCTCTTTCTGTTCTTACTGAGTTAGATATGCTCATGCTGAGACCGAATTTAACGGGGGTAAAAAAGTAATGGGAACTAAAGTATCTGGGCTTGGTGTCGAGCTTGACTTTGGCAAGCATGTGTCCCAGTCTGCTCCTCATGCTCATAGGACAGCTAGGTTCTTTCATATTAAGGGAGCTTTTATAAATGCTTCGACTGGAGTTCCAGACGCAGGGAAGCCTATAAAGTTGGATGCTGCTGGGAAGATAGATTCGAGTATGATGAATGGAGGGGGAGGAAACCACAATCTTCTTTCAGCTACTCATCCAGATTCTGTGGTTGGTTCGCCTGTCAGAGGAGATTTAATAGTAGGGAATGCGACTCCTAAATGGGAGAAGCTTGCTGTTGGTGTAACAGGGAAGTTTATAAGGTCGAATGGTTCAGATGCTTTATGGGCATCAATTGCGTGGGGGGATGTTTCAAAGGTGGGGTCTAACCTTACGGATTTAGCAACTCGGCAACATGCTGGGTTGACCAATGTAACCTCAGACCAGCATCATCCTCAATCACACACTCTTGCCTCACATTCTACAAAGCCTCATAGTGCTTTATCAGATGTAACCTCAGGACAGCATCATGCTCAACTACATGGTTCTTCTCACCATTCAGGGGGAGGAGATGCAATTCTTTTAGATGATTTAGCTTCTCCTGATGATAATACGGACTTGAACGCCTCGACCTCGAAGCATGGACTTCTACTAAAACTCGGTGGTGGGACTGTGAATTATTTAAGGGCAGATGGAACTTGGACAGCTCCGACTCCTGGTGCTCATGCTTCAGCACATGAGGTTGGTGGGGGCGACTTGTTAGACTTTACGAATATAACTGGATTTGGGAATTATCTTGACCAGGCGGTAAAAATTGCATCAAGCCCTACTTTTGCGAATCTACTTCTTGCAACAAATGGCTACATAAAAGGAGTAACTTCGAAGACTTATGGTGGTTTAGATATACGAGCCGATAAGGGTAGTTATTGCGGACTTAATTTTTTCACTAATGCTGGTGTTTACGAGAGTACCCTTATGGTTGATGAGAATGGGGCAACTGGATTCTACAAAGAAGGAATTGGTTGGAAATGGTATTGGGGTGCTGGTTATCCAGGGACTTTGGTTACGGGGTATGTTCCTTGGGCGAATGTATCGAGTAAGCCTGGAACTTATCCACCTTCAGCCCACAGCCACACTCATGCTTCAACAACAGGAAGAACTGCAAACGACCATCATGCACAGGCTCATAGTCACACTCATGCTTCAACAACAGGAAGAACAGCAAACGACCATCATGCTCAGGTTCACGCATTAACTTCTCATTCTGATTTTAGCACTTACCTCAATCAAGCACTATTGACTACTTCAAGTCCTACTTTTAATCTCCTCACCCTCAGCGGGACAGGTCGAGGCATTCGTTTTAGTGGAAGTATGTCCATAACTGGGCTTGTTTCAGGCAACAATTTAAGCCTAGAAGGTGGTGGTGGAACAGCCGATATACAGTCAATAACTATAGCCTCAAGGACTACAACAAGTGCAGGAAATGTGCAAATTGCTAGTGGGAGCCCTTATCGTATACATAGATACACTTCGTCTGTGAAGTATAAAGATAAAATCAAAGACTTGGAATTAGATTCATCGTTAATATATAACCTTCAACCTCGAAGTTTTAACTCTAAGTGTGATACTGACAACAAAAAAAGAAGATTCGTTGGATTGATAGCTGAGGAAGTTGAGCCAATATATCCAGGAATAATAGAGTATGGTGATAATAAAGAAGTAACGGGTTACGACACACAGATGTTAATGACCCTGATGCTCGCAGAGACACAACGCCATGAGGCGAGGATTGCGGCTTTGGAAGCCCAATTAAATAATTAAGAGGAGATATGTTATGAAAAAAACAAAACACAATCCACCACAGAAACCTAGTTTCATTAAGTTCAGCCCGTTGCAGAGAAACTATCTCAATGAAGTGCGGTTTAGACAGGAAAGAGAATGGAACGAGGCTCTTGAATCAGTTTATCAGGAATTAAATATTATGGAGAAAATTTTACAATCAACACCTGGAATGTATATTCTAAAAGAAGATTTAAGTGGTTTGGATATTGTTGTTCCAAAAAAGGGAGAGGAAAAATAAACTAAGGAGATTTGAATGAGAAGAATTAACTGGAATGCTGCTTTTTCAGAGCACGAGTCAAATGAAGAAGCTTTGATGCGTCTATTCAATGAGCAGAACATTAAAAAGGAGTTTGGGAAAGAGGGATATTTGCTTGCGTTGGCATCTTTGTTTAGCACAACTCCTATGGCGATAAATAAAAAGTTGGGAATATTACGAAAAGCAGGAAGGGTAGGAACTCTTCATCCTGGAGGAACCTGGGGAACGAAGAGGCTGGTTACGATTGATAAAAAGTTTCCTGCTGAAAATATGTCTGAACAGTTTTTGAAGCTTGTTATTGACGGGAATGCTTTGTTGAATGCCAGGGATGTTCGTCAGGAGGAGGTTTCTCCTTCATATGATTGGAAGGGTTGGACGGGACTTGTTATAGGAGGAGACTGGCATTTTGAGCATTACCGTACGGATGCTGAGAGCGTGATAACTACTTTGAAAGAGATAGGTAGGGAGCCTCACTTGTGGTTCGGGTTTAATGGAGATGCTATTGATGTTCTTCGTTTACGTTTCATGGAGCTAGAAAATGAGACATTGGACATCCCCCTTCGGATACGGTACGAAATGATTCGTTATCTGTTCTCTTTAATTCCTAATACTTTATTTGTTGTTACTGGTTGTCATGATAACTGGGTTAGGACAAGAGCTTTTTATGATATAATGGAAGAGCTTCAGAAGACGATTCAAGGGTACTATCTTGGTTTTGGGGGAGTTTTAAATTTCAAAGTTGGTAATGTGACATATCGAATAGCTGCTCATCATAAGTTTGGGTTTGAGAGTGTGAATAACCATTTTCATCCAAACTATAATTATCTGAAGAAGATGGATGCTGCGGTGGATATTGTGGCGATTGCTCACAGACATGATATTGTTGGAGTTTCTCATGTTCACTGGCAGGATAAAGACCGAGTTTTCATGCGTAGCGGGTCACAGCAGTACAAGACGAACTATGCCTGGAAGGAGGGGTTTCGAGGAGCTGTAAACAGATACCCAATGGTGCTTCTACATGGGACTGAGCGGAGAATGATTAATGTGATGAACTACAGAGAAGGAATCCAGATTCTCAGGTTGCTGAATGAGCAGTATGTGAAGGGTAATGATATTACTTTTGAGGCTGGAGACACTCCTATATATCCCAACACAAAGCCATGACTTTTGATGTCGGATTGCAAATAGTTATAACTGTTCTGGGGTTCGGAGCAGTTGTGTCGAATATTTTTAAAAAGAGGATTTGTTGGGTTCTCTGGTCAATGTCCAATGTAGGCTGGGTCTGGTTGTATCTTCGGACTGGACTTAAAGAATCGATTCCGATTATGATAGTTTATACTCTGGCAAACATTTGGGGTTGGCTCCAGTGGAGTAAAGATTTAAAGGAGGTTAAGAAATGAGAGAAGTTTGTGTGTATCTAAGTGGAGGCTTTCATACTCAGTGGAGAAAAGAAGTTATGGAAGCCTGTGCGGGATTGCCCATCAGATTTCTTGACCCTTTATCTAAGGAGGTCGGAAAGGATGGGCTGTGGAAGAACATTCATCTCACGGAACACGAGAAGGAGGAGCGGGATAAAACAAGAGTACAGTCTCCTTGGTGGGGTTGTGATAAGTTGGCTATCAAGATTTGTGATATTCTCTTTGTTAATTTTGAGGATTATGGTCGAGGAGAAGCAGAGTTAAGAGGAGCAGGAGATGTTTTTGAAGCAGGTATGGGTTACATGGCAGATAAGCTGGTGATTGTGGTGAATCAAGTGGAGCATCGGTACTTCAGAGAGTTCGAGCGGCTTTTTACTAGCTTTAAGAGTCTTGAAGAGGGAATAAGATTCCTCAAGGAGAAGTGTTCCTGGTTGACAAGATAAGCTGATTACCCGATAATAAGAGTGAATGAAGCACAAAAGAGTTTGTTTAATGAGTGAGAATATAAGATTTTAGGAGATTAAAGATGAAAACATATCTTGCTGGTCAATCTGTAGGTCAACCTTTTGATACAGGTTCTACGAGAACTGTTGCTGTAACTGCTGAAGCTTTGGATGTAAGTTCGGGTTTTGAAGGAGAGACAGTAGTTTATACTGCTACTGTTAAAGATGACCAGGGCGAAGCATTACCTATTGCTTTCGTGGTGGATTTGTTAATTAATGGAACTGAAATCGTATCAGACCAAGTACTAGATGCAGTTGTTTATGACCCCATAACTTTTCTTTTAACGCTATCTTGGATAGTTCCCGCAGGAGAGGGTAGTTTTACCGTGAAACTGTCGTGGGATGAACAGAAAATTTAATTTGCTGGAATCGGATTTTGGGGAAGAGTTGAAAGTTCTTTTCACATCTCAGTAATTTGATGAAGGTAAAATATCTCAAAAATGTTTCTGAAGGGTTGAGCTTTAATTTATTAGAGAAAAAACTTAAGTTTGAAGCAAAACTGGATAAGCTGTTCGTTTTTATGGCGAAATTAGATAAGCGAGTTGACTTTAAGGCTAAATTGGGTGTATTATTAAGTGGCAGAGTGAGGCTAGATAAGTTGTTGGTTTTTATGACGAAACTAGATAAGCGGATTGACTTTAAAGCGAGGAAGGATAAACTTTTTAAATTTATAGGAAGGATTAAAAGATGAACGCATGGGTAGTTCGAGAGGGCAATACGTCACAGCAAGATTTTGAGATACAGGATAAAAATGGTAACGCAGTTACAGACCTTGCGAGTGCTGCTTCGATAAAATTTCAAGTTAAGGAGAAAGGAAAAGAAAAGGGAAGTCCATTAATATCAAAAAAAGTGGGAGATGGCATTGAGATAGATACTCCTATCGTTGGTAGCTTGCGAATTACCTTATTGCCTAGTGATACAGCTATTCGTGTTGGAGAGCGATATGTTATGGGTTGTGAGATTAATTGGGGTAGCGATGAGAATTATGAAGTTTATGTGTTCCTCAATGGGAAAGAAACGAATCAATTTGTTGTGAAGAGGAATGTTATATTATGAACAAAAAAATAAAGAAGCTGATAGAGTCTGGTATGAAGGTAAAGTATGTCCAGCCAGGTAAAAGGAGATTTACCATTAAGTCTTGGCAGGCAGTTGTCATTGCCTTGATTCTGGTGGAAGTTAACGCTATTCTTAAGGCTACGGTGCTTACAGATTTTCCTTTTGCTGAGGTGAATGTGTTCTTGGTTTGGTTTCTTGGGCTTTATCTGTCGAAACGGACAGCTCAGAAGCATCCTAAATTAGGAGGAAGAAATGACATTATCTCTTAGAAATCTTAAAGTTATCGTTATTGGCTTAGCCGTTGCCCTTACTCTCTTTGCTGCTTGGTCGATTTATACTAAAGCTGGTTATGATAAGAAAACGGCGGAGTTTGAGCAGGATAAGCTGGACAGGGAAGTTAGAATTAGAATACTGACGGCTGAAAAGGCAGAGGCTGTGTCGGCGGCTAAATTGTCTGCGGCATCAGCCGAAGTTGCAGCTAAGGAACGAGACTCAGTGACGTTAGAGTTAGCACAAGCCTATAAGAAACAAGAGGAACGGGTTGAAGAAATTGAGGAGATGGAACCTGATGAGCTTGTTAGAGTGACGCAGACGCTTTTGGAGATGGGGTTGGAGGATATTTACAGGAATCCCGAAGGAGTTCAGTTTTCTTTGGCTGCTACGAAGCGACTTGTTTTAAAATTAGATTACCTGGATTTCTATTTGAATACAGAAAAACCGAAGTTGATTAAGTCTGATAAGAAGGCTAAGGAAGAGGCGGTGTACTGGCACGAGGCATATGCTACCTTGTCGGAGGGGGCTTTGAAGGCTGCGGAGGATACTATAGTGGAGCTGAGAGGGCAGATAGATGATGATAATGCACAAATTAAACGACAGGCGAAGCAGATAAAGCGGGCTTCATTTAAAGCTACTGTGAAGACTGTTATTGCGGTTGGTGTTGGGTATGCAGTTTTTAGATGGGTTATTGTCCCGTTATTTGGAGGGAAGTAATGCCGCCTAAGAATAAAGGAAAAAATAATCCAGGGAAGGGAGATATTATTGAAGCTACTATGCTTGTGGAGATGTTTAAAGAATCAATAGAAATGAATGTAAAGTTGACTTCTCAGATGGGTGTAATATGCGAATGCATAAAAGAAAATACAAGCGAGACGAAGAAGTTATTGAATCATCTAAGTGGTATCCCTGCGATTGCAGATAAGATTAAAGGAACAGTGAATTTAATAAAGTGGGGTTTAATTCCCATTATCTTGAGCTTAACTGGATTGACTGTTTTCTTTGCCACAAGAGGAGGGTAGTGATGGGAGACATCAGCAAGAATTTTAGTTATAAAGAGTTTGTAGTTAGTGATAGTTATCCTGAATTGGCTGCGAAGATTGAACTGACGGAGTTTGATAAGTATAAGATTTTCTGGATGGTTCAGATTTTTTTGCAGCCTGTCAGGGACTTGTTGAATTTGGAAGTTGTTGTGGGGAGTGCGAAGCGGAGCCCACAATTAAATAATAAAGTGGGAGGAATGGGGGTGTCTGACCACCTATTCCAGGGTTTTAGTTGTGCTGTTGATTTTAAACTCAGGAAGCTTGGAGCTTCTAAAGATGACTGGGAGCTGATTGGTAACCATTGGGCTCTTATTCATCGTCTTTTTTGGGGGAAACAACAGTGTACAAATCAGCTTATTCGTTATCTGCCTTCGGCAGGTAATTTTATTCATTTTTCTTTAGCAGATAGAGGAAAGGTCTGGCAGGTGTTATATTGTGCGTCACGAGGAAATCGGATGTATTTTGATAGCCTCTCGGAGGCGGAAACTTATGTGAGAGGAGTTAGAGGCGGGTGATATATAATTATAAAAAAGCATTGCAGGTCAAGCGATATGAAGGGGAGACTCCCTTTTCTAAACTAGCCTTTTGTGGTATTCAAAAACCTTTATACCCGTTTCAGGTTAAGGGTGTAATCTATATGTATCATGCTGGAAGGTGTATTCTAGCGGATGCTACAGGTTTAGGTAAGACGGTACAGTGTGTGAGTCTTTTCCAGCTTCTAGGGCATTTAAAACAGAATAATAAATGGATAATTGTGGCTCCTCCTAATTGTATTTTTCAATGGGAGGATGAGTTTAAGAAATTTACCAATCTTTCACCTCCTGCCTTAGGAATCGGGAGCAGACAGGAGCGGATGAGCTCTTATATTGCTCCTGATTTCTGGCAGTTTTATATTACTTCTTATCAGATGTTGTGGCGGGATTGGGAGATGATAAAAGACCTGGGGATTAAGAACTGGGTCTTTGATGATAGTCATTTCTTTAGACATCATTCTACAAAGACAGCTCGGATTGTGAAGTTCTTGACCAAGGGAGCAGACCGAATTGTTTTGGCTACGGCAACTCCTAAACAGAAAAGTACTATGGATTTGCATTCTCTCCTTGAAGCACTTGGACTTAACCATATCTTTGGGTCGGAAATAGGCTTTGAGAATCATTATTGTGTCATCAGCAAGACTCGAAGGACTCTCAGGGATGGGAGAACTTTCTGGCAG